GGAACTAGAGCAACAGCTTGGTGGATTATTTTCCCTGTTGACTACTGAGTTTCTCATACCTTACCTGAAAAGAAAGATGCATACTCTCACAATGAGTAAGCAAATACCTGCTATACCTAAGAAGTTAGTTAAGCCTACTATTGTAGCAGGTATTAACGCATTAGGACGTGGACAAGATAGAGATGCATTGGTTCAGTTTATAACTACTATTGCACAGACACTTGGCCCAGAAGCATTAATGAAGTTTGTCAATGCTGATGAAGCAATCAAACGTCTTGCAGCTGCTCAAGGAATAGATGTACTTAACCTTGTTAAGAGCATGGAAGAGCAACAAGCTGAGCAAGAAGCAGCAATGCAACAACAACAACAGCAATCCTTAATGGATCAAGCTGGTCAACTTGCTAGTGCTCCTGCAATGGACCCTAGTAAAAACCCTGAAGCTATCCCAGCAATGCAAGCAATGGCTGGAGCTATGGGTGGACAACCTGAACAACCTCTACCTCTACCTCAATAAGCACCTATGGGAGAAACAATTACATATGATGCCGCCACTGACACAGTGACGACTGCAGACAACCTTAGCCAAGAGGAGCAGGATTCCCTGCAAGTTGGTGAGAAAATGATAGCAGACCAAGAAGGTTTGCTTGCTGGTAAATATAAATCACCAAAAGATTTAGAGAAAGCTTACCTTGAACTTCAAAAGAAGCAAGGTCAAGAAGGTAATGAGCTAGGTAAATTAGACAGGGAACCTGCTGAAGAAACTACTGAGGCAGAAACACCACAAATAGATCCTGCAAGTTACTATACTGAAGACGGTGGTGTTAATTATGAAACAGCTAATGAAGTATATGGTGAACAATTAAGCGAAACTTTTAAAGCTAATAACATAGACCCGTTCAAAATGAACGAGCATTTTGTAGAGAACAATGGTACACTCAGTGATGAGATGTACACTGATCTGGCAAAAGCTGGTTTTAATAAATCGACTGTAGATTCATACTTAAATGGTGTGCGTCAACAAGTTGGTATGGAGCAAGAAGCTGCTAGTGAAGAGACTTACCTCTCGGATGCAGACGTAGCTGAAGTACATAGCATAGCTGGTGGTAAAGATGGGTACGAACAGTTAATGGAGTGGGCTGGTAACAACCTATCCGAAGCTGATTGTAAAAACTTTGATGAGATAGTAGAGCTTGGTAATAAAGCCGCCGCAACATTCGCAGTAAAAGCACTTATGGGACAGTATGAAGATTCAGTAGGAAGAGATTCTGATCTAATAACAGGTAAGAAATCTGCTCCTAAAGAAGTTTATAAGAGCATGGCTCAGGTTGTCTCAGATATGAGTGACCCTCGTTACGATAAAGATGAAGCTTTCCGTGATGATGTCCAAGAAAAATTAGCACGATCCAATCTAAAGGTATAAAATTATGGGCATGAAAGAAACTTATGCTAGAGATAAAGCACGTTACTCAGATACAGATAAATTAATCAAGCAAGGTAAACTAGGTGAGGTTTGGAGAATACATCCAGACAATCCTAATAGGATACAAGCTAAGAAAAAGGCGAAGAAAACTAATAGTGTAAATGCATAGTGACCCGTGGCGACCTGACAGTTCATCATCGCCTCGGTTAACTTCTTTCACTATTGAATGATAACAACAGAATATGGTAAGCAGAATATGTTTGCCAACGAACCCCCTATCGAAGTAATAACAATGAACGACAACGCTGAAATCCAAAATGGCCGTTGGGCTATGATTGGAATCATCTCCGCATTAGGAGCTTATGCAACAACAGGTCAAATCATCCCAGGAATCTTTTAAATGAAAAAAATTACACTAGCTCTTGCAGCTTCTTTATTCTCAGCCCCTGTAATGGCTGGTCCATATGTAAATGTGGAATCAAATTCTAATTACACTGGCTCTGATTATGAGTCAAGATCTACAGATCTACACATTGGTTACGAGAACAGTCTCGGTGAGCTTGCTTACTACATTCAAGGTGGTAAGACAATTAATGCTGCTGATGGCGTTGATTCAGAGTCTAATTTCTCTGGTAAGCTTGGTGGCAGTATCTCTGCTACAGATAAACTTGGTGTCTATGGCGAAGTATCTTTCTCACAAGTGGAAGATGCTGACAACACCTACGGTACAAAACTAGGAGCTAAATACTCTTTCTAATTAAATGACTACAGCCACACTAACAAAACCCAACAGTAACTGGGATAGTTTATGTGACTGGGTTACGAGCACAGACAACCGCCTCTACGTGGGGTGGTTTGGTGTGCTTATGATCCCTGCACTATTAACAGCAACTACTGCATTTATAATCGCTTTCATAGCTGCTCCTCCAGTTGACATTGACGGTATCCGTGAACCTGTGTCAGGAGCTTTACTCTATGGAAACAACATCATCTCAGGGGCAATCGTCCCATCATCAAACGCAATCGGTCTTCACTTCTACCCAATCTGGGAAGCTGCAACCCTCGACGAGTGGTTGTATAACGGTGGACCATATCAACTCATTGTGTTCCACTTTCTCATTGGTATCTCAGCTTACTTGGGACGACAATGGGAACTTAGTTATAGATTAGGAATGAGGCCGTGGATATGCGTAGCTTATTCCGCACCAGTATCAGCAGCTTTTGCTGTATTCTTAGTTTACCCTTTTGGACAGGGGAGTTTCTCTGATGGTATGCCTCTTGGTATTTCAGGGACTTTCAATTTTATGTTTGTCTTTCAGGCAGAACACAATATCCTTATGCATCCGTTCCATATGCTCGGTGTTGCAGGGGTATTCGGTGGAGCTTTATTCGCTGCTATGCACGGAAGTCTTGTTACTTCCTCACTTATTCGGGAAACAACTGGGCTTACTTCTCAGAACTATGGATATAAATTCGGCCAAGAAGAAGAAACGTATAACATTGTTGCGGCTCATGGGTACTTTGGGAGACTTATCTTTCAGTATGCCTCTTTTAATAATAGCCGTAGCTTACACTTTTTCCTTGCTACTTGGCCCGTCGTTTGCATATGGCTTACCGCTATGGGAATCTCCACTATGGCTTTTAATCTCAACGGCTTTAACTTTAACCAGTCAGTCGTTGATGCTAACGGGAGAGTCGTCCCCACTTGGGCTGACGTTCTTAACCGTGCCAACTTAGGCATGGAGGTAATGCACGAGCGTAATGCTCACAACTTCCCGCTTGACTTAGCGGCTAAAGAAATCGCACCAGTAGGCTAATGAATTTCCAATCAGATAAATACACAATAATCAGACGTGCTATCTCACCAGAGCTTGCTAAGTTTGCCTCAGATTACTTCCTGTTAAAGCGTGAAGTGTTTATGACAATGAGACAAACAGGCTTCCTACGTCCTCAAGATGAATCTTTTGGAATGTGGGGAGATGCACAAGTGCCAGATACATATGCTCATTATGGGGATATTGTTATGGAGACTCTCTTGAAATGGGTACAACCAGAGATGGAGAAACGCACAGGATTATCACTTACTCCTACATATTCATATGCAAGGATTTATAAAAAAGGTGATACACTACATAGACATAAAGATAGACCTAGTTGTGAGATATCAACTACCTTGAATTTAGGTGGTGATCATTGGTCTATTTATCTGGAGCCAGAAATTGAAGTCAACCTCACACATGGGGATATGCTTATATACTCTGGTTGTATATTGGAACATTGGAGAGAGGTGTTTGAAGGGGACACTTGTGTACAAGTATTCCTCCACTATAACTCTACTACTGAAAATGAATTTGATAAACGAAGGCACTTAGGTTTACCTTCAGCTTTTGCTAACACATAACATCACGTCCGTTCATCCATCTTTCATGGACGCATGAATCCTAGACAGGGAACGGGGTCTAGGTAAATAGGTACTTACAATGACTGTAAAACTTGTTTATCGTGGTGTTTCTTACACTAAAACAACTAAAAACTAATGTCACATCAAAACTCTAAAGGAGGTCTAGCCTCCGTATTCCCATATGGACCAGAGGCTCATCATAACAAACCAGAGGAGCATCCTGATACGATGCCTAGTGATCACCAACCTCCTGGGGTTGATGAAAAGTTTGATGAAGACATCTCATTAGAGGAAGCTCTTTCAACTTTGTGAAAAGCTTTAACAGTTTATGGCTAGTTCTCTTCGGATCGCTAGCCTTTTTTTTACACGTGGAAATTCTTCATTTGAACTTCCATAGCAGAGAGGCACCTCAGTGTCGGACCTCTCTGTAATTGGCATAAGCCCAGTACGCTGGATACCTTTTGCCGTCTAGACGGTAGGGATAGACCTACAAATTTCAATTTTAATTTCTGTACAGAGACAGTCAATATAAACATTATCCATAACAATGGCACATCAAAATAGTAACGAGCCTTTAGCCGATCTGACTCGGCCTGGCCAATCGAACTCCACGGGAGATTCGAGAGCACTTTACCTTAAACTCTTTTCGGGTGAAATGTTCAAAGGATTCCAACGCAATACAATCGCAAGGGATCTTGTAACAAAGAGAACTCTTAGAAACGGTAAGAGTTTACAGTTCATCTACACAGGTAGAACAACCGCAGAATACCATGTTCCTGGCCAGTCCATACTTGGTAACAGTGACGGTGCTCCACCAGTAGCTGAGAAGACAATCACAATAGATGACCTACTTATCTCTAGTGCTTTCGTCTACGAGTTAGACGAGACACTTGCTCATTATGAGTTGAGAGGAGAGATCTCTAAGAAGATTGGTTATGCACTCGCTGAGAAATATGACCGTCTAATCTTTAGAGCTATATCTAAAGGTGCCCGTCAAGCCAGCC